TCCGTTTATCTGGCGGAGAATAACTTTCCAGTAATGGTTTGTTAGTCGTATCGGAGGATACGGCGAGATACCTCATTAGCAGGAAGTCCCTTATAGTTTCATATACTAAGTAACTGTAGTAATACAGTTATGGCGTGGTTAATAGCCTACGGTATAGTAATAATTATGAAAATTGGGTAATCTGCGGGTAAAGAGTCCTATCACTGAAAAGTGAGGATTCTCCCTCAACGACTGAGCCTTTATCCCTGACAAGGATTCAAAGGAAACGGGTATCGGTGACTGGTTTTAACCGGTTGCTTAAGGTATAGTCTGCTCTTATGCGAAAGTATAAGTTAACAAGAGACGCAGTCTCAACGTCCGCGATGTTCTCCCCGCTTTGCTCCGTTTCCACGACCGTCGTGAACTCGAGCGTTATAACGGTATGACACCGGTAGCCTACGATTTACTCGCCAACTACGCCGATGGTCTTGGTGCTAACCTCAACTCCCTTGGTTCTTGGGCTAACAGTGCTGATAACGACTTACTTCCTCGTGGTGCTTTTCAATTGGACGCTATTTCAACCACCCTCGTCGGCGGTCAAATGCCAAATCCTTTGACTCTTCCCACACCAGCTCAAATTTCAGCCGGTTATTCTGGTACTATCTTCGTACAGTTCACTGTTACTGAGCCTCTCTTGCTTTCTCCTTTCATTTGGGCGAACCCCTCAGCAAACAACCAAGGTTTCTACGGCGTTCAAAATATGAACTTCGTTTTTAATATCGGTGATGCTACCCGTGTATGGAGAACTGCTAATAACAACACTGCTGTATCTACTGGAACAACTCCATTCAATAACACATACATTACCAGTGCTTCCGTTTCTTCATTCAATAACTCGAAACTCCTATTTAACTTTCTCACTCCTCACCCTTCTGACCTCTTTCCTGCTCGTAATGCTGTGCCTTACTGGGAAGCCCCTCGGTTCATCACATCTAACTTGTCAAACATCAACGGTTTTATTCCCTCCCTTTCATCTGGTTATATTCCAGCCGTTACAACTGTTTCTACATCATCTCTCCAGCTCAACCAAATTCCGGACAAACTTATTATCCAAGTTCGAAACCCCCTCAACCAATGTGCTTGGGGTAATCCCGACGCTTTCTTGGGTATTAAGGGTATTAGTATCAACTTCAACAACCAGTCTGGTATTCTTGCTTCCGCTACTCAACAAGATTTGTATCGTTATTCCGTTGAGAACGGCTATAACGGCTCTTGGGGTGAATTCTCTGGTTTTGTCACTGTTCCTGACAGTGCTACCGGTTTTGGAAAGAAAATCCCAAGTTCTGGGTCTCTTCTCATTTTGGAATTCGGCAAGGACATAAATTTAACCGAAGATTATTACGCGTCTAAACTTTTAACTGGACGTAAATGTGACTGGAAACAGTTCGCAAGTTCCCCCGCAGTGTGTGCGTAGGGAGCAAGACTACTCAATAAACGGGAAGTCCCTTATAGCATCATCTACCAAGTTATACAAGAAATTGTATAATGGCAACGTTAATAGCGTCTGGTATGGTAATAACGATGATGATTGGGTAATCCGCGCCAGAATGACTGACTGCTTACGGTAAGTAAGTAAAAGTAAATGGCTCAGAGACTGAGGCTTTATACCTATAGAGGTATTCAAAGCAAACGGTAGTCGGTGACCGCATAAAAATGCGGTTGCTTAAGGTATAGTCCGTCCTCTTATGAAAGTAAGAGGTGAGAGAACGGGTTCTCTCGGCAACTTCAATCTTCAAATCAATCTCCAAGTATACAATCAGTTCCCTTACGGCATTACGCCAGAGATTGTAATCATTCCAATTAATAGCGGTATCTTCGTTAACGAGCGTGGTACTTCATCTACTTACACCGGTATTCTCACCAAGGCTGATGTCCTTTCAGCCTCCGCTCAAGAGCCTTACTACCAAACCTCCGTCAAGCGTATGGTCGGCGGTTCGTTTCTTGATAGTCTCAAATCAGTGGCTGGTAAGATTCTCCCTCACTTGCTAAAACACGGTAAGGAAGAACTCGGTAAGTCAGGTCACCCAGTTGCTAAGTTGGCTCATTCAGCCCTCGGTGCTATGGGCTACGGTGCTTCAGGTGGCGGTGCTTCAGGCGGTGGCGCTTCAGGTGGCGGTGCTTCAGGCGGTGCGCGTATGAGACTCGCCGACCGGTTAATGAAATAAAAAGTTAATAGAACAAAAAATTAAGAAAAAAATAAAATAAGAAATATTTTTTTATATCTCTGTATAATATAAAAAGATGAGTCAGTTAGAAATCGCAAAATTCACCGCCCCCATTTACAGTTACACATTCCCTGTGATGGTGGCTGGAACTATTTCCACAACCAACGTGTCCGCAACCTATAATGCTTCCGCTCTCAGTCGGTTTACCCCACAATCTTCGAAAGTTCTCGGTGTTGTACGTACTACAGCCGGTGGTGTAGTAGGTCAACCACTTCTCGGCGTTGTTCCTAATAACATTAACAGTACCGCCGATGGTTATCTTCCAATCCTCACTCTACGCTCAAGTGTCAATACTGATACATCTGTGTATACTATGTATTGGGTTAATGAACTCGCCAATTCTCAACTCCTAAGCGTTCTCGGTTGTTAAAAAATTCGATATTCCGATATAAATAAAAATAAATAATTAATATTTATTTTTAATTATTTTATCATATATTATTAAATAAAGAATGCCGTATAACAACGAATACAATCGTATGATAGCATCTGACCTAAATGGTTATAACCGACGTTTTTCTCAACTATTCGCCTACTCTCCAGTAGACGGGCGGGGGAGTGCCTATTCTATGGAAGGTGGCTCAAGCGCGGGAGTTCTCTTTCAGATGGGAAACGCTTCTAAGCGTGAAGCCGAAGATAACATAGTAAATGATGATTTAACCCTTCCACCGGTTTACTACTATGGAAATGATTCCGAAGGAATGAAGGGCGGGAGTGGTTTTGCTGAAGGTACTTATCGCGATAGAGGCGATGGTTCACAACTTGGTGTATCTCCTGCTATGGGTGTATACGCTAAACAAGGAATGGGTATGTCAGGTGGTAACCTATTTAGTGATATTTATGATGGATTCTCTGATTTGGGTTCTGATATTGGTAAAGCCGTTGAATACATCAACCCCTTTGGTTCAGGTAAACCAGATAACAACAAAGCCCGTCTATTGGGTCGTATGCTTGGAAAGATGATGAAACACCATCACGAAATGAAGGGGAGTGGGATTCCTGAAATGATGGATACAATCAAAAAATCCGGTGGTGCTATGTGTGGCGGTTCTTGGTGGGACAGTTTGAAGAGTGGTATCAGTGATGTCGTTGGTTTCCTTCCTGAACTTGCTATTCACGCTCTCGGTGCTTCGAAACCCAAGGCTCGTGGTCGTCCAAAGAAAGTAGGAGGTGCTATCTTGGGTAATCAAGACCCCTATCCGGTTCAGGGAAATTCTCAACGTCTCGCTGGTAAAGGTAAAATCACAAAAAAGGAGAAAGAGGCACTTATGAGTGTAATTGATAAACATACTGAAAAGCGTGGTCGCGGTCGTCCAAAGAAAGTCGGTGGCGCTGAGGCTGGTGTTAAAGAACTCGTCGGAATGAAACAAGGTGACCTACTCGCTATGCCTTCCGTTGTACTTTCCAACGGTGTACCACCTACCGCTCAATTAAGGGGGTCATACGGCGGTGCTAAGCCCAAAAAATCGAAAGCCGAAGCAATGGTGATGAAAGCCGTTGAGAAGAAACTAAAAGGAGGTAAAAACCTTTCTGGTATGACCGATAAAAGTGCGGAGATGAAACAGGGCTGTGGTGTTTCTGGTGGCGGTGACGGTCGCAAGAAACGTGCCGAAATTGTTAAGAAGATTATGAAGGAGAAAGGTTTAAAGATGATTGAAGCCTCAAAATACGTCAAAGAACACAAATTATATTAATTAAATAAGTTTACATATACCAAAATAAAATTAAATAAATACAATTTAATTTTATTCTCTATTAATAATAAATGACCGACTCACTGAGAGCTAAGCAAAATATGGAAATTCTTGACGTTTTCAAAGACCTTCACAGCCAAGTGATGGGGCTTCAGAACAAACAGGTACAACGATTCCAAGAGAGCATCAAACCGAAAACACAACGAGATTTGGGGGCAGAGGTAAACGCGGATAAAGCCATTGAAAATATGAACCGAACTCTCGAAACAAAACTCGGGGCGTTGGAATTCGTGGTTCAAAATATTTCTGAAGACAAACACGGTGTTTCCGCTTCAGAACTCACATCAGCAAGTAATAAAAATGTGTTTTATCAATCATTTAATCAAGCCAATAATACTGGTGACATCATTCCACTATGGAATAGCATCGTAAGAGCGTATAGTGCTTCTGGTGTTAACCGCGAAACACAGCAAGTTATTAAGGTGAAAGTACTTGAACTTGAGCCA